GTATTTATTGAGGATCCTAACTCACCAAGAGTAGACGGTATAGCGAAAGGGGTTTACGAAAAAGTTGACAGAAGATACATCACAGAATTTACACCTAACGGATTCTGTCAAATAACATTCGGTGCCCAGACAGATTTATCTTTTGATATTTTAGATGATTTTATGGATGGGGGTAACTTTAATCTTAAAAGTTTTTTAAGAAACGGTAGTTTAGGTTTAGCACCAATCACAAACACAACAATGTTTGTTAAATATAGAATTGGCGGTGGCGTTGATTCAAACACTGGTGTTGGAACAATTACTGACGTAACAAGATTAAACGTTATCATTAACGGGCCAGATCAAAATATTAATTCAACAGTTCAAGCATCTATCGGTGTTAATAACACAACACCAGCGGTTGGTGGATCAGATGAACCTACCATTGAGGAATTAAGAAATTATATCGCATACAACTTTTCAGCGCAAAACAGAGCTGTTACATTAAACGATTACAAAGCTTTAATAATGTCTATGCCTAGTGTGTTTGGTTCGCCAGCTAAAACAAGTATAACACAGAGACAAAACAAGATTGAGATCGGTGTATTGACCTATGACGCTAACGGTGCTATATCAAATGTTGTTTCATCGTTATTGATGGAAAACATCGCGGCGTATTTGTCAAAATACAGGATGATTAATGATTATGTTATTGTCAAACCAGCTGAAGTTGTCGACTTAGGTTTTGAAGTTGGTGTATTAGTTGAAACTGGTCAGCAGATTCAAACAGCATCACAAATAACGAATATCGTTAAAAATGAGTTTACAACTGATAAAGCTAATCTAGGTAAAACCTACAGTGTTGGTGAAATGATTAAGAAAATCACACAGGTTGACGGTGTTTTAAATGTAAATTACATAAAAGCGTACAATAAAACTGGTGTTGGTTATTCAGCTAATACAACAAAACAAACAATAATTGATACCGCAACTGGTGAAATTGATATCACAAATAATTACATCATTGTTGAAGAGTATCAAATGCTTAATATTAAAAAACCTGATGTTGACATTAGGGTTATACCAATAATAGCAACAGGAATTAATTAATAATGGAGAAAAACATTAAAATAGTTTTAAACCAAGAAACACCAGACGAAAGAGTATTAGTTACCTTAGAAGATGAGTTCGATAATTTAGAGATTTTAAGTTTAAAAATATCGAGCACAGACGTTTATAGAAAAACTTCATCTGATTTTGGTGTTATTGTGGGTAGGGTACAAACTACCAATGGATATGGTTTGCAAAACGCGAAGGTATCCATATTTGTACCAGTTGACCCAGCTGATAAAGAAAGACCTGAGATAATGGAGCTTTATCCGTTTGAAACGGTTAATGATCAATTCCCTAATGGTGTTAGATACAACTTATTACCAAGAGTAAGGAATCAAAACCCAAGCCATAGAGCTGTCGGTAATTTACCAACAATAAACGACCTAACACATTATCCCCAGTATCTGGAAATAATGGAAAAATATTACAAGTATACCACAATTACAAATGATTCTGGTGACTATATGATATTTGGTGTACCCATTGGTTCACATAACATTATGATGGATTTTGATCTTTTTGATACGAAAAGTTTTGAGATAACGGCAAATGATTTGGTTGAAACGACAACCCAATACGGTAATATAAAAGATTTGAGGGATGCTACCAGCTCAAAAGATAACAACAACCCAAATAAAGTACCTAATTTCATCTACAAGGGTAACGATTCTTTTGATGTGGAAGTTAAAACAAATATTAACCAGATGCCAAATATCTTTAATGAGATTAAGCAGGTTAACGTGGCATCTTTTTGGGGTGATGATGAGGAACACGATGTTGGTATTACAAGATGCGACTTCAAGATAAACTACAAGTACACACCAACAGCAGTCTTTTTTGGTTGGTTGTCTTCGGTAACTGGGGCTTTTGAGGTTAAAAAAAACTATGAGATTAAAAAATTTCTGGATAACGACCAAACAGAAATACCACTAGAATTAAGAGGCTTTGACTCAAATAAGGGTAGGGATACTGGTGACATTTGGCCACTACAAGATTTAATGGTTGTTATATACAGATTAGATGATAAATTAACCCCAGGTAGTAGAGTTAGACTAGGGGCTTTTAAATCTGAAAGGGGTACAGGTGTATTTAGGATTTCATTGCCAATGTACATGGAACACTATAAATTAAACCAGTTTGGTGATCTTGTACCAACTGATGATACTGAAAATGGTATACCAACCAAAGGTTATTATGCTTTTGAGATGTATGATATCAGTGAAGCCTGGCAGACCAGATATCCATGGGGTTACTACAGGTTATCACCAACACCAGGTATTAGAGTACCATCCTCAGTAAATGGGGATTCATTAACAGGTGGATGGGAAGGTACAACAACTGGTTTATTCGAGTATGACATAATTAATAGAAAAAGAAAATTTTATACAATAAAAACAAGATATAATAAACATAAAGAGACTAATGTTTCGATATCTGGTGATTATGTTAATTATTTACCGCAGGTTAATGAATTTAAAGATATCCCGTGGAATTTCCCTGTCGATAGAAAAAATATACCACAAATAAAAGATGTTGAGGTTATTGGTTCGGCGATCATACCGAAATATGAGTTTGACGTTGATATTAGTGTATTTGATTGGAATCGTTTAAACGATAAGGATTACAACCCACAAATGATTTTCCCAACAAACATTCTTAATATCATAAGAATACCAAAAGATCTTTCATATAATGAGGATGTTAAGGAGTTGGAGTACCACTTAGGTATTGGTGTTGGTTTAAACGGTAAAAACTCTGGTAGTGTTTATACTGATATATTTAGAGGTGATGATTTTGTTAACGGAACAACTGGTGAAAATTATTACGGGGATAACCCTTCTTTTGATTTTGGTGATAACTCAGTGGGTGGACTAAACCTTAGTTTATTCGCAATTGAATTGGCTAAAAAACCAGATGCGACTGTTAGCCCTGGTGGAACTCACAGAAGATATACACAAGCTTACAGCGACATTTACACATTAGGACCATTTATTTCATCAACTAATTACCAGAATAAGTTTCCTGTGATGGAAATAGGTATCCATGATATAACGAATGATTTAGATGGTTTAATTGACAATAGGGTTTATACATCTTATGGTTTTTACACTGGTAGTATACCGCCATCATCGTTTAACTCAGAAATTTCAAATAAATACAAAGCTAACTACTATTACTTTGGTCTTTGGGATAGTGCGAATGCTTTAAAATCAATAGAAGTATTAGGTTCTAAAAAATTCTTTGGTTCAAAAAATGAGACCTTAAAAAGTAGGTTAATATTAGAACAACCAGGTAAGATTAGGGATGAGTATAATTTGTTTACAAATATATCACAGGATGATCAGTTTGTTAAGGAAAAAAATGAAAACCAAAAATACAAAATTTATGGTACGATTTCACCTGTGATAAGTAAGAAAGCTTACTACAGGAACACTAAATTAAATATTGATAAAAACGTCATAGATTTTACCCCAGCTAACTGGTCTATTGTTTTATGTAAACCAATTAAACACATCGATCAAAAGGGTAAGAAAGAATATGTTATAACATATACTAATGAGAATAAGAATGACTTAAGTTATAAACTGGATTTAAGTAAAGGTTTACCCGCGTCATTAATATTACCAACAATAAAAACTGGCTCACAAAATGCTAGTTTTTTAATGAATTATGGTCATAATTTTAATATTGGTGATCAGATTTACATTAAATCAAAGGATAATAGAATAAAAGACGGGCTATATTTTATTACAAATGTTGATGGTAAAAATATATCGATCGATTTTAAAATACCCGCAATAGGGTTATTCCAGGCATTAGGTAGGGAAGAAAACATATTAACAGCTGCTCCAGCGACAGCGCTTGTAGCCCAACAACAAAACTTAAATCAGTTTACTGGTACAATAAGGGGTGTGCAAACAACAAATAATGATAATGACTTAATCAATATATTAAAAGCTGAGAGACCAACACCATATCGCTTATTTAGCGCTAATTTTTCAATATCGAAGGTTATTGATAATGAGGTTCTGGAGTACTACGTAAAACAGGCTGAGGTTGTACAAGTTTTAAACACATTCGATCAATGCGGTTTTTCAAAAAATTTATATGACGAATCATTACATAATTTTTATTTTGAAGAGGATTTTGATATTGATGGTTTGTTAGATAATAAAAATGAACCAATAACTGAATGTTATTTAGGGGTGATCAAAAATGGTGCAACAAGCGAAAAAATATTTAGCACTGTTGAATCTAATTTTGAACCACTAATTGATTACACAAACCCTGGGGAAGGTATTAGTAGAATTGCCGATGCGTCAACAACAACCGTATCCGATAAACCAGATGTTAAAAATATTTTTGATATCGGGATTTACGAGTATTCGGCTGAAAATTTAACAGAAGAACTTATATCACCAGTACACCATAATTTTATACACAATTATGTGCTTTTTAAGTACGTACCGTTTAAAAAAATTGATTTAAAATTAAAATCAAGTTATATCGAGGACTCAACATCAAACTTGTTTATACCAAAATACGCAGTTTATAGTAGAAAAACGGATAAATACATTTGGAGAGATATACTCGATTTAGGGGTTTCCGATGATAATGGGATTGTGTTAGATTACCCTTTCTTAAATGGATCAAGATACCTTTATGAAAGAGTTATATTCAATGTTTTGACCGAAAAAAACAAAACAAAAAAATATAAATTAAATGTTAACGATATATCAAATATCGATTCACTTAACTCTGTTGATGACTACACCAGAGACATTGTTGATGATTTATTTGGTGATAACAATGATAATAAATTGGATGATCCGTTTAAAACCTACACTGACGAAAAATGTTAAAAAAGAGATTTAAAAAAGATATTAATTTATCGGCGAATTTGTTAATTGGTTCTGAGGACGCCCCGTCTGACAGAGAATTTGTTTTTAATAAAATTCTTGATTTAGAATCCATCGCAAACGTAAATGAAATCGTTAACTTAGAAAGCGCGGAGTTTAAACCAAAACATGATAAAATTGAGGTTGATTTATTTTTTTTGAGATATATCGAAGATAATGATGTTGCTGAAATATCCAAATACGTTGAGGAAACTTTCGATACGTACCATAAAAATTTATTAGCCACACAAAACACCTCAGTTATAAGTGAACTATTTGAGGTTAGAAGTTCAGATAATCTAAGATCAATTAAATTTGATAATGAGCTTGAATTAGCACCCTTTGAGATTAACGCTGAAAAACCATATGTTGTTGTTGATCCTATGGTTGAGCTTAGAAAAAAATACCCAGCTAAAGCTGGTAGGCCGCATTTTTATAACACATTTACTTTCCCTTTTTGGGATAAATCGGATTTATGGACTGGGTTAAAATACGGTTTTAATAATAAAACCTATACATATAACTCGTTTTTATTGTTAGAGATTTATGACGATAATAATGTTGAGTTACAAAGAAGAATAACAACCATACCAATATATGTTTCAGATCGTTACCTTTTTAATGAAAGAACCATAAGCGGTATACCACAAAAAAGACCTGTTTTTAATTTAACTGAAGGTGTTGATGGATACCCTTTTTTCTTCCTTAAAAACTACATTAAATCAGACTTCTATGTTAAATTTTACTTTTGGGACGCCCTGAACGGTAAAAAAATTCAATTCATACCATCATCAAAAAATAATGTGGGTAAAAAGTGGTTGCAGGATGTGGAGACGTTCGACCAAAAAAAATTATATCTTAAGTACGAGTTAGATTATGATACTAAAAAATACATAATATATGATTATAATGAAAGGACTGGTAAGTATGATTTAGAAACAGATCATATTGATTTATATGAGTTTGCCTACGATGATTATTGGGCTAGCTTCCCAGTGTTAAATGACCAACCGTCCGACTTACAACAACCAACAAACCCTAGGGAATACGGCGACCTTTTATTATCAACAAATTCTATAAATACTGAAATCGCTTTAACGGATATTAAACATGAAACATTATCCGCGGCTGTTATGGCCGACCCAAATTATATTGAGGTTAAGAAAAATTTTAGCGGTACTGAATATCTATACGATAGTCAGGGTTACCCAGACGGTACAATAGATCATTACATTTTTGATGGGACTTTGGAAGGGTATTTAACATTTATATCAAATAATTTAAATATAAAATCAATCGGTCTATTAAAAACAAAACAGAATAAATGCGTTAACGTTGATATTGACTCATTTAAAAGAACAATAGGTTCATTCAGAATCGAAAATAAAAGTAATGTTAATACTTACATAATAGATTCGTTTGTTGTAAAAGACCTACAGGTTAAGTCTAATGAACCAACAATCGACCTATCAAAATACGGTTCCCTCGAACATGATATACAAACAAACTATGGTTTAGCTTTGTATACCGAATACTGTGTAATACCTAAAAAAACTATTACCGAAACATACGATAATTATTACTCAACATTTGACACAGCCTGGTCTGATTATAAGACCGATAATAGTGTGGATAATTCCGATGATTATTTCCCAACAATAACAACTTACGAATACACACCGTTTATTAATAAGCCAAGCAACCAGATAAGTTTCGCAAACATGATTGCGAATAGACCCTATTTGCAAATAGATAGAACCCAGGTTGGTAACTACACCTCACTTGACATAGATAGTCTATTAAAAACGAAGCCAAGCGTTAAAAAAGATGGTATAACACTAGTTATCGAATCCTTAGACCCGAAAATAAACGCAAACGAAGAAATAATTGTTACCGTTGATGTTTTTATTGGTTCTGGGGCTTTATTCCATTTTGGTGTTATTAAAGAGCTAGATATAATTGGTAATATTGAAGTTAATGTGTATAAAGAGGATATTGGTATAACCAGTATGGAAAAAATAACAATCCCTATTAAAGTAAATTTAAAATAATGAAAACAATTTTAATGCAAGATGATGCTGATTACTTGGTTAATCTACATGTTGAGTCTTTGGTGGACCCAAATGGGTCTTTAATAGCACCATATTATGATGACCCAAAGATAGAGGAGATTGAAAAAACTTTATCAGAAATTTACCCATACAATGAGATGGTTAAACCCGCATCAAAATATATTACAAATGAAAAAAATATTTCAACATTAGATGAGATTAAACAACATTTTTTAGAATCATCAGAAAAATACTTTGTAATAGGTAAAACAGATACTAAATTCTCTTTATTGGATTTAAGTTTTACGCGAGAACAAGCTTTAAAACTGTATGGTGAGGAAGCCACTAAAGGTTTTGTTGATTTAAGTGATAGGGTTGTGCCAGCACCTAAAAACATTAGGGTTGGTAAGAGAATCGAGATAAGTGGTACAAACATAGTCGGTATGATTATATCAGAATCTGAGGAAAGAACAGAATATGTACTTTATTTAGACACCCCGAATCCAATTTTTTATGTTGATAATTCTGATAAAACAACTATATTTAAATTCATGAGAAATAATCTTGATGATTTGATAAAACCAACATTAAATTATTATTCAGACACAATTGACGAACCAAAAGTTTTATCAGAAGTATTTATAGACAGAGGTGTAAATAACGCCTTTGAACCAATGAGAAGACTAAAAAATGTTAAAGATTTAAATGAATTATCAAAAACAGGTTTTGGATATTACAAAATAAACACAAGAGGATACAATTTTAAAGATCAATAAATATGGGAATAGGTGTATATGGTGTTAAAAGACCAGCGGATGTAGACCCTTCGGATATAGAAGTTATTGTTTTATACAGTAAGAATAGAAATTCGACTGAAACACAAAAAGTTACAAAATTAAATGGTACTGATGTCATAAGACCAGTATTTGACCCAACGAACGCTTTAGAGGTTTTGGGTGGTATGTATAACCTTGAACTACCTAAAGGTGTTTTTAATGCTAAAGGTTTCTACACGGTTTACATTAGACCAGCACAAATAAGAGTTCAAATCGAGGATTGCGCTGAATTAGCGACATTCCCTGACATTAAAGGTTTGGTATTGAACATAGACTCAGCGCCAAACGGATTTAGAAGCAAGTTTAGTAATAATGGTTTGGATGGGTACCGTGTTGAGTACCTTAACGATAACGGTAGTAAGGTCCAAAACCTATACAGAGTTATCACATCCTCATTTATCGTAGAACCAGTTCAGGTTGATACGCCTAATAGTTCTGTTAAAACCATAAAATATACATATAATAACGTTGGTAGTTTATTGTTTTGTACGGTAACACCTAACGCGGCACCTAGTTTTAAACCAACAGCGACTCCGTTTATTGGGTTTAAGGGTCAAAATATTATATTAACAAATACTAGCTTTACACCTCAAATACTTGAGGTTGAATTAGTTAACTATGATGCGGAAAGTTTAGCAATTGCACTATATTCAGATCAAACAAAATCAATGGAAGACGGTATATACACGCTCTATGATTTTGATGGTAATATATACGCACAATACGACTTATATGAGATCAAAGACGCCACAGATAAAAAATTATTTGAGGTTAGAACAAGAAGAAATAATATAGATTCAACAAAGACATTAAATAACATCGTAGGAAATGGCTAATCTTAGTTATACAAACACACCTTTAATAGCACACTTATATGACACAACTGATGCCGCGATCGCCGCTGCTGTTGATCTTGGTTGTGCTGGTTATAGAACCTATAACATTAATGGTGAAAATAAATACGTACCATGTTCATCTTTTTTAGCGTATGAACAAGCTTTAAGGTACTATAAAAGCCAAGGTAGCTCGAATCAAATTTCTGGTTTTGGTAATATTGGTGACAAAGCTGTTGGTTTGCAATTTGCTAACGCAAAAGATGAAATCGCTGGTGATCCATTCTTTACGTTAGGTAATTTTTCACTATCAACATCCGTAACAAGAAAGAGTGCCCCAGGTAAAGTTGTTGGTTTAGCTGGTGGGGATAAAGCGTATACAGCTGAAAGTATAAATAACTTAAATCCAGGTAAAAGCGGTACCCAAAATGCGGTTGATCAGGTTAATAAAAAAATACAAGATAATGTAACGGTTAGGGTTTTATTTGATAAAAAGAAACTACAAAATTATGTTTTATATGCTCCGATGAAGGAGACAATAAAAAACACGATCATTGAGATAACCCAAAAGTACCCAGCTGGTCTTAGATTAAACGTAATTGGTTTATCTTCACCAACGGTATCGGACTACAATTATTCAACCAATAAAGATACGGCACAATTTAAAATTAATTTAAGTAACATTAGTAACCCGTTTGGTATAGAATATACAACAACTGGTACTACCGTAACTGATGATGTTAATTTAACCCCTTTAAGAAACTTTTCAAAGACTTATACGGACTATGTTGTTTATTACAACGATGTTGAGTATAAGATATTAAACGCCACGTTACCTAGTTCATATAGTGATAACGAAAATGGCGTATACCTAACGGTTGAGGGTAATCCTTTCGGGAATGATGTAAATATAAACCAAACCGTTAACAAAACATTCTGGGTTAAACCTAAAATGCAAAAGTATGATGAGTTTGAGAAAAATTTATCCGATATGGGTCAGTTTTTATTAAACTATAATTACGAAAAAAAGAAATATATTAGTGTAATTAGGTATAAAAAATTTACGGATCTTGGTGTTGAGTTAAATATGAACGAAACACTGGTTTTCCCACAATATGATGATGTTAATATTGACTTATTCAGTGACGCGTTTGATAAATATTTAACTAAGTTAAATAATATATCAGATGATTTTGATGCGACTAAAACAAATTTAATTTCTAGGTTTTTAACCACTGACTCTTTAAAAGAGTTTGATACCGATGATAGGAGAATAAACTTAATGTTCGGTCTTATCGGTAAGAATTTCGATACCATTAAAAAATATGTTGATGGGATCACCTTCATGACTAACCTTAGTTATGATAAAATAGAGAACATACCAGATTTGTTGGCTAAGAACTATGGTAATATGCTCGGTTTTGAGACGTATAATGTTGAAGATGAAAATACTTTAATAGAATCTTTATTCGATATTAAAGATTTACGTGTTGAACCAGGCCTTAAACCAGTTGATATCGACATTGAATTGTGGCGTAGAATTTTCATAAACTCATATTATCTGTGGAAATCAAAAGGTACTAGAAAATCGATTGAATTTATTTTAAATCTAGTTGGTTTGCCAGATTCGATATTTGAGGTTAATGAACATGTTTACATTGCAAGAAATAAAGTTGATTACACCGAAAAATCTTATTCAATATACGGGTCAAATTTCAGTGATGAGGTTTTATTAACCTTATTACCTTTTGATAAAGACGGTTACCCAACGGTACCTTCTAGGATTAGATACCAGGAAGCTGGTTTTAGTGTTGCTAATGACGGTAAAAACTATGGGCCTTATGATTTTGGTTCTGCTTATATAAAAGCTTACGAAAAACAAGGTAATCAACCTATATTTAACATGGATAGGTTTGTCGATAACGTAAAGTCATGGGTTTATTCCGAATCACAGGTACTTAGGTTGTCTGAAGACAGTGTTGGATACACCGAATATTATGAAGACGATTCAAGATTGGTTGTTAACTCTAAAGAATTAGAGGTTTACATATCTTCTGATAAGATTTTTGATTTTACATTATACAGATATCTTAATAGAAATTCTATTGACCTAAACCCCGATTTAACATTTAGGGTTGTTCCAGAGATAAATGCTGGTGATTTGACTTTTAATCAGTTTTTACAAAAGTCTATGGATAACTACATTAAGCCAGACAACAGAAAAACAATTAAAACTTACCCTACTTTAACTAAAATATATTACGATTATCTGGCTCTAACTAATAACCCAGTAACAAACACAAAGAGTTTAGAATTCTTAAATAAATTTGACTCATCATGGGTTAAATTAGTACAACAGTTTACGCCAGCGACAACAATATTAAACGCTGGTAAAAAAATACAAAACAGTAAATTTTTAGACAATAAATTTGTTTATAAGCACGGATTAAACAATAAGGTTAATTGGTTAGGTACCGATGGATCGGAATTCCAGGATAAAGCAAAAACGCCTGTTAACCAAGGTATAACAACCCCATTTGATACAATTGGTTTTAAGAAGGACCCGTTTACAGGTGAATCCTCTAGTTTTACGGTGGTTGGTAGTAAAGGTAAGAACTATAAAGGTTATGACCCAACTATTAACGAGTATTTTGGTTTTTATTATAATATTGAAGATGCTTGTAGTAGCGTTGAGATATACAGGTGGGATGAAGATGAAAATTATGGTGATGACGCAATATATGGTGGTAACATAAACACTGGCTCTGGTGATAGGAAAGGTGTGTTTGTTGTTTACGAAAACAACCTTTATAGATTAAACACAAACCAAATGTATGGGTTTGGCAGCACTTATGTGATTAGCACTGATCCAACACCGTATGTAGCACCTAACAACTTAGGTTTAATATATGGTGCCAATACTACGGTAGCGGTATCATTACCAAACGGCCCTGGTAAATACTTAGTTGAATTTACCGTAAATGGTGAAGATGATTTAGAACTTTACGATGGAACAACTTCAGGCACTTTATTAGGTGGTATCGGAGCTTCAACAGGCACCACAACATACTCAGAGATTTTAACATTTACAACAGACACATTAACGATTTTAAATTTATTCAATTCAAACAATAACGTAATAATCTCAGATTTTACCGCTGGACTTTATAGTAATAAACCAAATGCGTTCGATGTTTATGAGTTAATACCTTTAACAGCGGATGCCAGTACAATCACCTTTAAGGATGATCTTGCTTCTGTGATGTCGACCTCAGAAAGAAACTACTATATCGAAGCTGTGTCAATAGGTCACGCTTATTTAGCAGCTAATGTAGATTTTATCTGCCCAGTACCAAAACCACATACTTGTTACTACAATTATAGTGGTTTAACAATCAACATGGGGGTTTCTGGTATAACAGATTACTATGATGAAACGAATGAGTATTTGGTGATTGAGCAATCAAAATACTATGGTTATTCTAAAAACACGGCAACAGCTGAACCAGATGACGCTATATACGGTATCCCTGGTAATTGGGTTGTTCCTTACAGAAAAGAATTGCTATGGAATAACAATGTTGTTTATTATGCTGGTGATGTTGTAACAAAATCTTCGGTTCGTTACTTGGTGACAGGTGCAACCGTAACTGGTTACACTGTTACTGGTACACCAACTGGTACAACAACAACCACAATCGTTCCAGGTTTATATGAATCGTATACCGCTAGAACTAAGACTGATCCGTATATGCATATTGATGCCGCGTATATTAAAAGATTACGAGTTAATCCTTTCAGTGACATCGTTTCTATTAATTTAAGTAAAAATTTATACTTGTACCAAGTGTTTAGTGGTGCAACACCAACTGAAACATATAAAGTTGTCAATAACGTGTTGAATGATGAGCTTTATATTAGTGAATCATCAACAGTGACTTTTGATGGGTTTTATTCATTGGACGAAGCCAAAATAGGCCCATTCTACACACCACAAACTGATGAAATAATTGTTAACACTCTAATCGATGAATTAGAATTAGAACCAGACAAAGATAATTATATCGATATTAAATCATTAAATGAAAACTTTAATGTAACAAACCCTAACATTGGGTTATCTGATGGTTATTATTTAATAAGACAGAACGCGTTTTTAAAGTTCGAGGCTGATTTATATTTTGAAACTGAGTTTTCATTGGAGCAAACGGTTACGGTTAAATTGTTAGACCAATTTGGTAGAACTTATCATGACGAAGCTTTCACATTTAGTGGGTTGGATAGTGCACAGGATAGGGTTAGTAGTATAAGCTATCAAGGTATATTCCCTGTTGACACTAGACTTTATTTGGTAGTTAATCCCGAAACCTATGGTTGTACTTTAAAAAGATATGAGGAGTTAGATTATGATTATGTGGAGCCAACGACTTATTCGGATATAGACGACCCTAGATTTAGGGTTTATTTTAATGGTGGTAGATCTTTAGCAGATGGGCACTATTTTGATGATGTTATATCTATTGAACCAGTTGGTGTTAATAGTAATTTCCAGGTTGATCATAATATGTTCAAAACGGATAATATATTAG